CGTACAATCCCCAATCGAGAAGCGAGGCAGTTGACCTTTCGTCCTATGCAGGGCGGTAAGATGCGCGTTCTTTCCGCAGAAACAGGTGCGGTAGGTATCGGTCAGTCACCTGACTCCTTCCACGCATCTGAGTGCGCATTCTGGGCAGACTTCGCTGGATCCATGTTCTTGATTTGGCCATCCCTGATGAACCGGGACCATGCTCTTGCTATCTTCGAGTGTACGCCATGGGAAGCTCGCAGCGATTGGCACCATCACTGCCTCGAAGCCAAGAATGGTGTGGGTCGTCACACATACTTGTTCAAACCATTTTGGGATGGAGAACTTAATCAACGTCCATGGGATCCTACATGGACATTAGAAAACGAAGAAATAGATCTGCTAAACCGATATGGGTCTGAGGGTCTCGGCAAGGAGCATCTAGCTTTCCGTCGCCTAATCATGTCCACAGACGTAAAGATTCGACGTAACCCAGAGTTCTTCCGAGTCTTTTACCCATTCGACGACCTCAGTTGTTGGATTGCTTCGGCCCAGTCAGCGATTCCCGGACATGTTCTTGAGAAACATCAGAAGACCGCAACCACTCGATGGCGTGGTCCGTACATGGAGTATGAGCAGCCCGAAGCCGATGCTCGATATGTGATGGGTGTTGACCCTTGTGGTCATGCTGCCCGAGATCACGCATCATTCCAAGTGCTCAAAGTCTACAATGGGGAATGGACTCAAGTTGCTACGTATGCAGACCATTCAGATCCAGTCATCTTTACTAAAGCATTAGCCAAGACCGCAAAGAAGTACAACAATGCTCTCATTGTTGTTGAGTCCAACGGTGTTGGGCAGTCTATCCTCGCGTTGCTCCGCGACTGGGGCTACTCAAACATCTTCTATGAAAAACTGAAGCGTCCGGGTTTCACCACTACGGCTAAATCAATCGATGAGTGTATGGGTTGGTTGACCGATGCGCTGATGGATGATCTCATTTTGCGCGACCAAGGGACTGTAGAGCAGTTGCTTAGCTACAGAAATGACAAACGCATTGAAGAGAATCCCAACTCAGAGATTGCTCGGGGCGGAGCAAGTCGTAGACGGCGTGAGCGTCACCACTGGGATAAGGTTTCGGCTCTAATCATGGCAGTAGTCGGTGCCCGCGCCCTTCCCCGCCGTAGCAAACCACAGGCAGAGAACCCCGACAAAGATGATAATCTTGTACTGTTTCCTACATGGAACAGTTGGAATGAGTATCAAACATCCGTTAGTCAGGATAAATCACGTTCTAACCGATTGCCTAAACCCGGTGGAACATGGTACAGAAAAGGACCAAAGTGGAGATAAGTAATGCCCGGATTGTATGAAAATATTCATAAGCGCCGAAAGAGCGGTAAACCGATGCGTAAAAAAGGCGACAAAGGCGCTCCTACTGATCAAGATTTCAAAAATGCTAGAAAGACTGCGGTAAAAAACGCACTAAACAAAAGGAAGAAGAAAAATGCCTGAAGGTATTGGATACGGCATGAAAGTGGATCTTGAGCCCGCTGTAGAAAAAAAGAAGCCCAAGATAGAAGTCATGAGCCTAAAGCAAGCTACAAAGAAAGCTGCTCTTAGCGCGTTGGATAAGAAGAAAAAGAAAGACGAACAGAAAAAATCCGAGTGACCATGAGCCATATTCCGCATAAAGAGGCGCGGATGATGGCAGTTTGCCATGCAATGGGCCGCCATTCTCCTCCGCAATCAGACTGGAAGGTAGAGACAGAGGGAGACCTCTCTACCCTTACTTCTGGTCAGATGCGTGAGGCTGAAGGCAGAACTGAGCAGCCGCTAGGTTTGACGTTCAAGGAAGATGCTAAGGATATTTATGTCCAGTCAGTTGAGATCCCTGAGCAGATGCGCGGCATGGGCATTGGTACTCAGCTTTACATGGAAGCATTGCGCTACGCCAAGGACAACAAACTCGGTTTTAAGAGCGGAGTAAGTCCAGACCCTAGCGCACTTCGGGTCTATACAAAGCTCATGAAAATGGGCGTCCCCCTTACCCAACAGTTTGTAGAGATGAATGGGAAACGAATGACTCAGCTTTCTATTGACGGAAATGATCTTGCTAACGTAGACCTAGAGGCAAAAAATGGCTGAATCTCACGCATCCGCTCGTTCTCGTGCGGTCAAAAATGCCTTAAAGCGTGCCGGTGTCAGTAAGATGAACTCGCCCAAGGGGACACCGAGTCATGGATCTAAGAGCCACGTCGTTGTAGCAAACTGCAACGGTAAGCCCAAAGTGATCCGTTTTGGAGAGAAAGGCGCAAGTACAGCCGGTAAGCCCAAGTCGGGCGAGTCGGAGCGCATGAAGAAGAAACGGGCCAGCTTCAAAGCTCGCCACGCAAAAAATATCAAGAAAGGCCCATGCTCAGCAGCGTATTGGGCAAACAAGGTAAAGTGGTAGATGGCACTTACGGGAAAACAGATTCGGGACTTAATCAATGTTCACAAAACCAGATCGTCTCACGAGCGTAAAACATGGGATCGGTATTTGCGTTATTACCGATCTGAGTATTGGGGTCAGAACAAAGACACGCGGGCGGTCCTCGAAGATTCCGATGTGGCTGTTGAAACAAACTATCCATACTCCTTTGTGGATTCAATGGTCAGTTCGATTGTCCCCCCGAACCCCCAAGTAACTGTAGTTGCTCGCCATAAGCTAAAGAAAGATCACGCAAAGTATCGAGAAGCGCTGGTTAATGATACGCTCAAGCGCGTCCGGGCATCCCACCTCCTCTGGAGGTTGGCCACATACACATCTGTATATGGTCGGGCAATCATGAAAGCTGTGTGGCGTTTCTCTCGGAAGCGTGTCGAGTTCCGTATCATTGATCCAAGATTTGTTTTCTTCGATCTCTCGGCTGAGCGATGGGAAGACATCCGCTATCTTGTAGAAGTCACTACGCTGACGCGAGAAGAGTTCAATCGTCGATCTAAAGCTCCTCGTGATCCTAGTAAGCCGAGGGGTAAGCGGCGTTACGACCCAGAGGTAGCAAAGAAAGCAAGCTTCGGTAGCTACCCAAGCTGGCTAAAGCCTGCTCTTAAGAAGAACCGCGACATCAGTTCTGAAGCATTTGAGTGGGTTACGGTCTACGAAGTCTATGACTACGTTGGGAATAAGTACTACCACTACCTAGCTGACGAAACTAAACCGTTGTTTGTAGATAGTCTTCCCTATCGATTTGTTCGTAATCAGTATCAGTTGCTGACGTTCAATGACAATATGCAGAGTCTTGAAGGCATTTCAGACATTCAGCTTATTGACCGTCAACAACAAATGCTAAATGAGTTGGATACTCTTGAGTTGCGCCATGCACAGTCATCTATTCCAGTAACTCTATTTCAGGCTGGTCTTGTAGATAGCCCCGGCGCTTTTGTGAAAGACCTTCTAGAAGCGACAAGTCCGGGCGATGCTGTAGCAATCCACGCTAAGCCCGGAATCGGCATTGGCGATATTATCGCCAATACACCGACAACAGCGTTGTCCCCTAGTTTTGGGACAATGCGAGACCGCATTACTAAAAATATCGAGTTTACGTTGGGTCTGCCTCAGTTCCAACGGGGCGTGGTTGGTGTAGCAGATGTGGCGACTGAGGTAGCTCTAGCAGAAACGGCTGTTCGGACACGTAATGGACGACGCCTACAGGCTGTCCAAGCTGTGATCGAATGGATGTGCCACGCTACCGTTGGGCTATATGAAGAGTTTTTGGATGCAGAAAGCAATATTCCAATCCGACTAACTGGGCGACAAGAAGCGTTGATGGTTACTCGGCGAACAATGGGAACCCGAGATCCTGCTGGAGTTAAGCAGACCATTTCTCAGGAAGACCCTATGGATTATGATTACGATGTAGTCCCATATTCTCCGACTGAGAATAGCCGAACAATCCAACTTAGAAACTTGTCTCAAGTGTTGGATTTGCTTTCAGCGTCAGCAGATGTAGACAAGCGTCGATTGGTAGGGACAGTGATTGATTTGCTCAATCTAGATCCTGACCTTCTCATGTCTCCAGAAGAAAAAGCTCAGATGGAACAACAGATGATGGCAGCCCAAATGGGCCAAGCAGAACCACAAAAACAACTTCCGCAAGTTAATCAACGAAATATTCGTGATACAACTACAGCGGGAGGCCCGATCGCTACGACTGGGCCGAGAGTTGTTTTACCCACTGGCGC